TCATGGTAGAAGGAGCGGTGTACATACCACTTAGCATTTGGGGTGTCGGCGTACTGTGGAAGACGACCAACCAACTTACGGAAGTCAGCCAGCGTAATCGAGGCGAATGACGACGCATAACCAGTACCAGATGCAACAGCAAGACCAGCAATGTTGGCGATTGTTGCGTCAAGACCCTTCAACTTCTCACGGAGTCCAACGATTCCACCGAATGTGGAAGAACCGTCACCGTTGAAGCCAGCACCGTCCTCAGCGAGGGCGAATGCATATGCGATTTCGTCAGCAACTGTGGATGCAAGGTCGATTGCACTGTCTTCGTTCAGTTCAACAGACAACTTCGCCAATGCCGCCAACTTCTTGGCAATCAGGCGAACTCTGTCCCACTGGAGTTCGGACTCAGTTACTGTGGATGCTTCACCAACGTAGTAAGCGGTCAAACCACCCTTACGACGTGGGCGGGTCTGAGTATCGGAGGTCATCGGCGTAACACGGGAGTTACGGCGGAACACACCATACTGCTCACGAAGGTCGATGAGGTCGCTCAAGAACTCTTCAGGTACGAGGAATCCACCAGCCTCGTTCTCGTTCTCGACGTGACCCTTGATTTCCATGCCACGCTCTTTGCACCAGCGTTGCGCCTTGGATTGACCAGCAGGGCCGGCAAGGAACCACATACCAAATCGGTATGCCTTCAGTGCTCGCTCAGACTTTGTCTCGCCTTGGAAAGGGCCGGTCTTCTGAACAGCGGACAAAGATGCCGCTTTGATTGCGTCGGTACGGTCGTAGTTCTTGATAGCAGGAGTCTCGTCCACTTCCTTTACCTCAGGGTAAGGGAGTGCATTGTCACTAGCCTGACCAGCAAGAGCCTTGAGGGACTTGATGCGAGCGATGAGAGTATCGTTCGTTGCAATCAGTTCCTGTGCGTCATCCATCGAGAGATTCGTGTCGCCAAGGATTCCCTCGGCTACCTTCTTGTTGTCCGCAATTTGTGCTTCGTAATTGCGGATTCGTGCATTGATATCCATTTGTACTAACCTTCCTGTGATGCGAGTTGCTGGAGCATCAACTGACGCATAAGTCCGTCACGCTTTGCTCCCGAAACAGCCTTCGCTTCTTCTGACAATTCTTCTCCGTCTACAGAGGTGTCATCGTCGTCATCAGCATCCGTATTTAGTTCAGCGACTGACTTAGCCTCTTCGATTGAAGCGGATTCATCAACAACTGACTCAGTAACAGGCGTAGCAACCTGTTTCTTACGTGGCTTCTTTACAGACTCCTCGGCGATTACTTCCGGGGCATCCTGTACTACTGGCTCTTCTACTTGCGGAGCATCTTCCCAGATGATTGCTTTCGATTCGCTTTCGACCTCATCGGTCATTGCGGCAACCCCTGCATCGCACAGGGCTTTCCAACCATGAGAAGCAACGGTCTTTGCTTCCCGTCTTGATAATCCGAATGCGTCACGCACACGTTTCTCAAATTCACTTACAGTCAGAGGCTTCGACTTGTTGAAAGTCGTTGGGATTGACTGGACTTCGTTTAGTGGGCGAACACGCTCTGACAAGAAAGACTTGCCAGCGGCATTGAACATATCCCACTCTTTCATCAACTTACCATGATAAGCGTCGTACGCACCCTCGTCTTCGCCTTCAGACATCGCCTGAACCATCTCATAGTATGCTTGCATCAGATGGCTGAGGATTGTCGAGAGTGCCTGTGGATTGACTTCCATCTCTGGCTTCTCACGCATCATCTCGCCAACTACTTCTTCTGACTCATTACGCAAACGAGCCATAGGCATTGGAGCCGAAGGCATCTGGTAATTATCATTCTTTCCTGCCGACCCACATGATGGACAGAACGACATACCCTTATGCATAGCACTGCCACACATCTTGCACTGAGAGAATGGGGATTGCATTGCCTGTGAATAGTCAGGCATATATCCCTGCATCTCAGGCATATAACCTTGCATCTCAGGTCGTTGATAAGACATACGGCGACGCATCATCTCATCTTCTGACATAGGAGTGTTTGAACGTCCGTAGCCAACCATTGGAACAGTTTGCATATAACCTTGAGGAGCAAAAGGCTCACTCATGTTTTGCATTGCTGGATACTGAGTAGAAGGAGACATGACTGGCATATAACCTTGGACGGCAGGGTATGCGGTCGAAGGAGACATGACGGGCATATAGCCTTGCATTGAATCTTCCCGTGGAACCATGTAACGACGACGCATCATTTCTTCCTCCGCCATAGGAGCGTTATTAGTTATTGTATTCATTCCTCGTGCTTCCGCCCGTACAGGGAATGCATTAGTGTACGGTCTTGGTCGCACAAGAACTATTTGAGGGGCTCGAGGAGACGAGTAACCCATTCCTGTCTTCATTGGGTTTTCAATCTTTGTCAACGACCCTGCTCGGTGTGCAACTGTAACTCCAGTTAATTCCATATCACCTGAGTTATCAGACATGATTCGAATCAAGTACGCTGGGTCGCTTTCAGTACCAATCATCTCATTGCCCCTTGGCTCAGGAGTAACTCGACCTCGTGCTGAAACACGCTCAATCTTGCCAATAGCACTGCCGCCAGACGATTCCCAAGTAACAAAATCACCAATCTTCAAGTCACCGGGCATTGCTTTAACTTCTTCCAACATCAGACTCTTGAGCGACTTTAGGCTTGCCATATTGCGAGGTTCGGCTGGCTTAGGAGTAAGGCTCGCTTCAGCAAGGTTCCATCGAATGATTTGGCTTGCGGCTCCAACCGACTTCCTCTCGACGAGGTGACTTGCCGCTCCGCTTGAGAATCCAAGGCGACCATCTTGTCCGAGTTTAGCAATCATCTTGCGATACTCGTTACTAATCTCAATCTGACCCTCGTACCAGAGACCAGCGTCTTTAACGACGATTCTTCCAGTACCAACAGTCTCCTTGCCAACAACTTCATCCATGCCATGAGCATAGTAGAGGTTCATCTTAAAGGAGTCACCAACATTTGTTGGTCGTCCGAAATCACATGATTGGGTAAAGAAGTCACCATCCAAGTCCGTTCCACCGAACCGAATTAGGTAACCACTGACCTTCCCACTCGACGTGACTTTGACTTCGTCACCGAATGTAACCAGTAAGTCTTTCATTGTCTTAGTTCCGTTGTTATCCAATGCTTTATCCTATGCACCGTAAGGACTTGGACGGCACGAGTCCGTCTCACTTACATTACGTTGTTTTTTTACGTTGTCAACTTGACACTACAAGTTCGTTTAGTGGTATCAAGCGAGCAACATTGCCCCATGTGTCGTCCATGTACGTCGTTGCAAATGACGACAGTGGTGTGCCACTTTCCCAGAACTCATAACGAGTCTTACCTAGTGTACTCTTGCGTTCGTCTGGACTCAGCCCCATGAAGAGTTGTTCGGATGTTGGGATGTCGGTATCGAGACTCCCGTCAACAACTGGTACGGTTACACAGCGGCAACGAGGGTGGACGTGAGGATGCTGAGTCAGTGGAGATACAACACCATGCATCCCCCAACAGACAGCACTTGTCTTCACATCAGCCGAACACACACGCTTGTAACCAAGGACATTAGCCTTGTTCTTAGCGTAAGCCATCATTGCTCCCGCTCGTGACGCATGAAGCATCTCGTTGCGAACAATGTTCTCGTACTGATTAAACGCATTCATGCGAATGCCATTTAGGACAGCCATTACATATGCTTGGTCTGATGTTTCCAGTGCGTCATCGATACTCTTTTTGAATGTGGATGACACAGTATTTATCATTGATGCAATTGACTCACCATTGGATGCAACGCCTGACAAGTCACTGATGTCATAACTATCAACATCAACCCATTCAGTATCTGGGTTCTGTAGTAAAGCCATATCCTTGACTTCCTCAGAAGATGTCTCAGCCACACTGAATTGACCAGCCTCCGCCAACTCAATCACAGTCTCGGTGAAGGTCTCGATTGCCGCTATATGCTTCTTGCACAATGCAGTTGCCTGACTCTTCGTCATGCCATCATTCAGTTCCAACGCCATCTTCTGGCTTGAAGAGAATGCCTTGCTCCATGCTTGAGACGCTGACTCAACTACGCCCTGCTCCTGACGTAAAACATCACGTTGGAGTTGTTTTGCACTCGAGTACAGAGGTGAGTGGAATGATTTCGTCGAAAGACCGTCATCCGTAGACACCATATCTTCAGACTTCTTTGCCAAGATACGGTTACGCATTCGTCTTGACCAAGCAAAACCCTCATCGCCACCCCAAGCATCCCACGCTACTCGCCCTTTAGATGGAAATCCTTCTTCACCCTCATTGAAGCCTTCAGCCTGTTTATCTACCTCGTGCCTAGAGAAGAATGAGTACATACGCATGACTGTGTCACTTGTAAGGTTCTCTCGATTGACAAGTTGATTAGCCCTTGCCCAACCTACTCGGGTTGCACCCGGGTTCCCTTGCTCACGCCAAGCGATTGCACGTTTAGCGGCATTAGCCATGGCTGAGGTTGGGATGAATGAATCAACAGAACGAATCTCATACTGAACAAGTTTGAGTTCTTCATCGATTTCAAGTTCGTCACTCTTTACCTCAGTAGTTTTAACTGGAGGTGCGGCTGTCATAACACCGCCAACCATACCGACACCCTTAGCGTGAAACACTTCAGCGTCTTGAGGTTGAACGAGTTCGCCAACAATCTTCCTCGCCTCAGCACGGTCAATAATGCCGCTCTCATACAGCGATGTCGAGCGAGCCACCTTAGTCGTATTGTCTTCATCAAGTGCGTTTACATTCGAGTTGTCAAATGCAATAACGTCACCATCCTGAATATCAGGAAACAACGACAGTACCTTCAGAGTCAGCACATCAGCGAGTTGCTGTTGAAGAGGAACCATTCCGTCTTCCCACGCTGCCTTACGAGCCTCAGCGTAGTTCGAGTAGGTGTTACGCTCAAGTCCAGCACCCAGACTAAGAACCATACAGTTCAATCCAAG